ACGGAATATCTGAATTCTCGGCTACTCTCCGACTAGGAAAAGAACGCCCTGAAATTTTTAAAAACTAATTAACTAATAAAATTATGTCAGCAACCACTGTTCAAAATTCTACTCGCACTTTCGTAGCAGGAGAAGCTCTCGACGCTTACTTGCTCGTTAAGGTTGAATCAGACGGCACCGTCGTTAAAGCTACTGCTACAGCAGCAGAGCCTAAAGTCGGCTTCACCATAGCTCCCGTCGCTAGCGGCGAAGCAGCTACTATCTCTCTAACTCACGGCGGCGGCACTAGCTACGCTACAGCTAACGAGGCACTCTCGATCGGCGATATCGTCTACGGCGACGCAGCTGGCAAGCTTAGCGCGTCTGGTTCGAGCGGTGACAAGATCGGCATCGCACTAACAGCAGCTACTGCGGACGGAGACGTTATCGAAGTAGCTCCTATTCACTCTTAATCTTAATACTATAATAGAATGAGCTTTTATACTTCAGCTACTTTTAATCCCGTCCTCTCAGAGGCTCTTAACAAGATCGGAGCTAACCAATTCGTTGGTACCAAGATCCTTCCTGTTCGAGATGTCACTACGAAGAACGGTCAATATGCAACATTCGGCGAGGATCAGTTCGATCTTAACGCTTCTAAAGAGCGCGCATCTGGCTCTCTCTTCTCTCGTCGCGACTTCGCTTACGGCCAACAGGATTACTCCTGCCGGCAATATGCACTCGAAGGCGTCCTTCCAGACGAAGACGAGAGCAAGGCTAATGACGACGGAATCAGCGACGCTAAGGGAGCTATCGCTCAGAAGCTACAGCGCGATCTTATGGTCGGTCACGAGCTTCGCGTAGCGGCCTTGATGAACGCTGCAGCATTTAACTCTACAGCTGTAACCGATACGTTTAACGACGTATCTGGAGCCAAGCCGATTCAAGATATCCAGAACGCAGTCGAACGCCTAAACGGCAATGGCTTCTACGACGGAATCGCTCTTATCATCGAGACTGCTCTCTTTAATAAGATGATTAACACAAACGACGTTCGCGGAATCTTTAACGGCAATGGTCAATATACCAACCGCCAAGTAATCATGGACGCTCTCGGCGTAAACGAAATCATCATTACTCCTACTCGCTACAACAGCGCAGCGAAAGGAAAAGCAGCTTCGCGCTCTAAGATCTGGCCAACAGGTCACTTCTTCGTAGGCCAAGTAGCTAGCGGAGACTTCGCTAACGGGGGCTTCGGACGCACTCTCTCCTATGGTCCAGACGGTGGAGTATTCTCCGCTGAAGACTATCGCGACGAGCCTATTAAGAGCAACGTCCTCCGCGTTCTTAATTGCGTAGACGAGGTTATTATCAATACCAACGCTTGCGAAAAGATCACAGGCGCGGACGCCGCAGCTTAATCTTCCTAGATTAAAAACTAGAGGGCCCTCTCGATTCGTCGAGAGGGCTTTCTTATTTACAGAAGTATATAAGTAGATGAGCTTAATAGATCTTATAAACGATAATCTAAAGTTCGCTATATCTCAGATAAGCGTAACTCTATCTACTCGATTCGAGATTCTAACCCCATCGCAGATAGGATCTCTTTCTGCGAACGGAACTCTAGTAACTATAGCATCAGTATCTGGACTAGATCCGTCTGCGACTCATGTTAGAGTAAGCGGAATATCGATATCCGCTTATAAAGGAATCTTCCCAGTAGCTAATATCTCTAGTAACTTCGTAACTTATTACGCTACTGGACAAGCAGGAGGGCCAATAGGTTGTAACGTCGAAGTAGGAAAGACTAATTACTATACGGCTAATAAGCAGGACGTAGAGAGTGGATTCGAAGTATTCGAGGACGGAAGAGAAGAGAATATAGATACTAAATTCTATATCGCTCGATCCGAATACTCCGTCCTTCCATCTAAAGGCGAGATCCTTTCGGACGGAACTACTAGCTTTAAAGTAATGGCTGTTCACGACGACGCTGTAGGAGTTACTCGTCGTCTCGATTGCGCTTCTGAATTCCAGAGATAACTATGAATATATTAGACTTCGAGACTAACTTCGAGACTGTAGCTAAAGAGTTCCTCGGAACGGATTTAAGTTCGTTTACTTCTCTTCAGCTCGTCTCTTCTCTAGATAGGAGTAATTTTACTCTTCCTAGACTAGAGATTAACGCGGAACTTCAGGGGGCGGAAGATCCTCCTACTAAAGATTCCTTCGGCCGATTTAACTATTCTCAGTATTCTCTGAACTTAGAGATTAAGATTATTACGGATATGAGTAGCGACGTAACGGACGAAGCTACGGGACTCGATCCTAGCGATCTACATAGAAAGTTAAGAGAAGAAGTGAGAACTTCTATGCTACTAAGCTCTAGTAACTGGACCACTCCGACGGTAGACTCCGTTATCGTAAGCGGAGCAGGATCTCCTATAGTAGACGGAACTTATAGTAAGACTGGTGTTTTAAATAACAGAAGCGTTTTTACCAAGCCCGCAGGAGCTTCTTACGGGAAGATTAGTTATAATGAATCCTTCGAATGGGAGCTATCCGTCGAAGGAGAATCTTCGACGGATATTTACTATCTAGGAACAGGGGGGATATTTCATCCTTACGACGCATCTTGGTCTACTGTTGTAGCTAACGCGGAAGATCCTGCTCCTGTTGTATCTAAGGGGTATATCCTAGAGGACTACGAAGTAAAGTATATGCGCCCAGCAGGAACGGACTACGAAGTAGACGGAGACTTAGGAATATCGACTTTAACTTACGAAATCAAATTTACTACGATTCCTTCTAGATGGGAAGTCTCTTAATTGACAAGCCGATCTTCTCTAGATGAACCTTCATCGAATTTAACCCTTTTTATATTATGGCTATAGTATCAGACGGAACCCAACGGTTCGCTATTGAAAATGCAACTTTCGACGGCTTGGTCGTAGAAAGCTACACACTAACTAGTCCTGCTAATCGAGTAGATCTCGATGACGGTAACGGAGAGCCTCTAGGATCTACTACAGTTCCTCAGAGACAGGAAGTATCTCTTACTGTCCAAGTCGGAGCTTCTGCTCCTACTCTCGCAGTAGGAGACGAAGTGACTTACGGCGGTAATACTATCGTCGTCACATCCGTAGATCTTAACGAGACACAAGCGGACTATCAGCGTTTATCAGTAAGCGGCTACGTTAAAATTAACTAACTATTAAGATGCAATGGGGGGCAGCCAGCTTTGATGACGCTGCCAAAAAGCGCATCGAAAATGCAGCGAAGTTCGAGAAGCGTTTACGGCTCGAGGCGTTGCTAGGAATACCGCAATCGGTAGGCCCGTTCGAGCTAAGGCATATAACCCCTAGAGATATCTTAAAGCTAGAGTTCGCGGAGAATCGAATAGCTATAGGAGAAGATCCTAAGCTAGACGATTACGTCCACTTGGTTTGGTTGCTATCGAAGAAAAATAGATTCTTTAAAACGAGGCAGATAGCTAAGATAAGTAACGAGATAGAAAATTCGGATTTTCTAAAGGATGAGATATTAAGCTTCTACGCCTCCTCTTTAAACGATCTTCCCTCCGTCTCTGGTTCAGGAACTACTAAGTCTATATCGGACGAGTATCAAAGCTCCGTTTACATTTGCTCTCTTATAGATAGCCTAGCGAGCAGTTTCGGCTGGAATCTAGTAGAGATATTAGATCTTCCTCTATCTGCTTGTCTACAGCTGTTACAGCGTTCTCTAAAGCGTAATCTAGGAGATAAGTATTCTCTTAGGAACGCTATCACTCAACAGGCGAAAGCTAACGAACTTAATAGACTAAACTACAATGGCTAACTTTTCTCTACTCGCTAAGATCGGAGTCGATACTAAAGCTTTCTCTAGAGGGCTTCAGGGTGCGCAGAGTAAAGTAAAATCGTTCTCTAATTCCGTTATCGGACAGTTTTCTAAGATCGCAGGAGCGGTAGCTGGAGTAGGACTAATTAAGTCTATAACATCTCTAGGCGTCTCTGCCGCAGAAACTGCTTCGAAGTTTCAAGCGGTCTTCGGTCCAGCTACGGCTTCGATGAATGCGGAGATCGAGAAGCTAAGAGAGACGATTCCTAGCACGACAGCGGAGATGCAGGACGCTCTCGCTACGTTCGCTTCTATGGCTAAAGCGTTCGGACTAAACGAAAAAGCCGCTTCTATGTT